GAAAGTGAGACGGTCGAAGCGAAGTTCTTCGCATTGTTTCTGACAGTATCAAGGAATCTACCTTCATCTGATCCATTGATGACATAGTAATCTGCTCCCAGTTCTTCACATAATGCTTTTGCTACTGTGGTTTTACCACACCCAGGAGGTCCAGATAGAAGAAGATTAGGAACCTCTCCCCTCTCCAGGAAATCTTGAAATGTTTTCTTTGTGCCCTCTGGAAGGATACAATCTTCAATTGTCTTTGGGCGATATTTCTCTACCCAAATAAACTCATCACGACTCATTAATTTTCCTCAATTCAAAAGATCCGTCTCCACGGTCAATCCATTCTAACACATCATCCTCTTTCCATCCAAGAGTTTCAATCATCTCTGGAGGAAATGTCAATATGCCATCATCACTAATAGTTAATGTTGTTCTCATACCCAGTCAGGTTTCCTATCAGGAATTCTAACATAGTTATCTTTGACCCAAGGTTTAGATGCAATATACATTTTGTAAGCATCAAAGGTTGAGATGTTTATATCTAACTTATATTCATCAGGCATTGCCCTTACAAAGGGTGTGGGGTGCTTACCAGACCTCCCTGTGGGGTCTCCAGAGGGGAAGATCTCCTTTGCTGCTAGAAGAGTTTGAAAACAGGTGTGATGCTTCCCATACCTCAATTTGTACTCATCACACAAAGCAATTCCATGTTGAATCAACCACTGCCAGTTCATTACAAACTCTGATGCCCATTTAGTACAGGGATGATTACGAAAAGCACCCTTCTCAGTGGCATAGGGAGCACCATCTGCCCTGGGAAGAGTGCCAAATCCATGACCCCACTTGTCAGATGCAACAATAGAGAGCATCTGACAGCATTCTAGAGGCATCTTGACAATATGTTTGTCAGGAAGCACTCTAGCAGATTTCCAAGGGTTAGGAGAAGTAACAAAGATGTTCATTCTAAAGGTCTTACAAATTCATTAGAAACAATGTCTTTAGCATGGAGAACCATGTGCATATAGTCTACTGCTTTTTGTGGTTCTGTGTGCTCTCCACAAGTGAAAACATCACAAACTGCCATACCCACCTCTGGCCATGTATGAATGCTGATGTGAGATTCAGCAAGCATAGCAACACAGGTTACACCTTGAGGTTGAAACTTGTGTGAATTTAGAGAAAGCAAAGTTGAGTTACACTGAACAGAAGCATGGTACAGAGTATCCCTAATGTAGTTCTCATCATCCAACAAGTCTGAATCACACCCCTTAAGGGTGAAGAGGATGTGTCTCATCATCCAAAAGAGGAATCAGGTTCCAGAGCAATGTAGTAAGTTACATCAATATTCTGGTTAGTAAATCGAGACAACAACTTGGAGGAGACTACAACATCATAGGTTCCAGGGACAATCTTCAGATTCTCTTCTTTGAAGTTAAAGACAAACTCAGAGTCAGTTTCACCAACAATGATGGAGAAGTCATTAGAAGTGTCATTCTTCTTATCACGAGCAACCAATTTGACAACACCATTTTCACCAATGGCAGAGATGTCAGGAAGTTGATAGACAGATGCTGCTTTCTTCAGTTTCTCCAGCTGTTGACTGGTGAGTACAAAACAAACATCTTCAGTAGGAAGAGAAATCTCCTTCTCAGGAGGAGCAACAATCACAGTTGGATCAGCAAAGAAATACTTGGAACGCATCTTGCCTTCCTTGATGACCACATACTGATCATTGGTGAAATCCAGGTCAGCACTTTGGTGAAGTGACAGACCATTGAGGAATTGGTTCAGATCATAGATACCAAAATCCTTGGGAAAATCTTCAGCAACATTTGCTTCAACCAGGATGTTCTTCATCACACTGATACTACGCAGTTTGCTACCCTGCTTGAACAGAATAGACTGGTTGATAGAGGAGAAGTTCTTAAGCAGATTGACAGTAGTTTCAGAAAGTTTCATAACCATTAGTATTATTAGTGTGAAGACCAGAGAAGTGGTAGAGAAGAACACAATAGTGAATTGCTTTCAAAATGTCAAGCTTAGACTTGCCATTCTTCTTACCAAAGCGAGAGAGGTATTTGATAGCGTTAGAGCGACAGAATGCTTCTGCATCACCAATACTTTCAATCAGATCAAGAGTCTGAGTTTTAGATTCTTGAGAGGTGTAATGTGCTTTGTAAGTTCCAGAAAGATAATCCTGAACTTCTTTCAAGGTCAGATCTTCTTCATACTTCCAGAACCCATTGTTTGATTCTCGAATTACGCTTTTAGGCAATTCATTATCCATATTTAAATCAAATGTAATAGTATCTTGTCCTGGTTCACCACCGAACAAGGTAAATGGGACTGCTTGGGCAGCACCAACATAGTCTGTAATCCAATCACCATCACTTTCACCTGCTGCCCAGAAGTCATTCCAGTCTTTTTCAGTTGTTTCACTTTTACCACCAAGAATGGTGATATCATCTTTTTCAGACATAGTGTTAGTCATAATAATCCTCCAATATTATATCAGTTAGATTGCTCAGGGTCAAGTTGAAAATTAGCATCAACCTTATCATAGAGTTCTAGAAAAGATGCCTTGGTCTCTTCATCAAAACGATTAATACAGACTTGAATTGCTTTTGCCTTATCATTAAAGATGCTGTAGGCATTCACAATGTGAACCAAGCGACGAGTGCTGATGATTTCCTCAATACCACCATCATAGAAGGTCTTGCGAATAATGTCTGCCCAGTCAACCAGGTGCTTACAGAATTCTTGGTCATCACAGATACCAGAGAGAATCTTTTGCTCAACAGCAGGAGTGGGATACTCTTGCTCAAAGGTCACACAGAAACGTTCCAAGAATGCTTCATTAAGAACATTGGTGCCAATGAATCGTCCATCATCAGATCCTTTGCCCTTGGTATTAGCAGTGGCAATGATGTTGAATCCAGGAGCAGGTTGAATGAACTTACCAATCTTTTTCAAGAAGACACCCTTACCCTCAAGAATAGATTGGAGACACAGGATCTTATTGGATGCGAGATCAACCTCGTCTAGAAGCAACACAGCTCCACGTTCCAGAGCTTCGATGACTGGACCATTATGCCAAACAGTTTCACCATTAACAAGACGAAAACCACCAATAAGATCATCTTCATCAGTTTCAATGGTGATGTTGACACGGATCAGTTCCTTTTTAAGTTGGGAACAAGCTTGCTCAACACAGAACGTCTTACCATTGCCAGAAAGTCCAGTAATGAACGTTGGATAGAAAAGATTGGACTTAAGAATCTTTTTGATATCACTGAAGTTACCAAAAGGGACAAAGGTATCATCTTTGCTGGGAATAAGGTTTTGTTCGATTGCAGGAATAGCAGATGGTGCTTGATATGTATGTTCCAGTTTTTCTTGAATGGTCAGATTCCACCTACCACGACCTGACTTATATTGATCAAGTTTTTTAGTAACAGTCTGATAGGTGGTGCCATTCATAGCACACCAAGCACGAACATCAGCAGATGTCACGTTGTCACCATAAAGTGCTTGAAGAGAAGAAATGACGTATTCAGTGGAGATTGCCATGAGTGGTTTGTTTCAACAGAATAATTATAAAGCATATGAGGAGCAGAAAAACTCCTCAGTGGACTGTTTACTGATTGGTCAGCAAACCAAATCCATAAACTGACTCAGAACTTTTTTATTTAGAGCTTTGCCTTTCAAATTTTTAGCAAAAGCAGATTTAATTTTTGCCTTGGATGCTCCTTCTTCAACATCAAAATCAGTTTCTGCGCTCAAAGATCCATTTGCCATTGCGAAGTAAGTTGTATAACCTGATTCTTTGATTGCATAGAATCTGTCTTTCTTAATGATCTTCACTTTTTTCTCATCAAGTGTTTCATACTTTGAAATAAAGTAACGCATAGAACGCCCTTCAATCAACCTAATACCAATAAAGTTAGTATCAGTAAAAGTTTTTTTCAAATCTTCAAGAAGAACTTCAGTAAACTTATAATATTCTGGCAAGAGTTGATAGGTATGACCGTTCTTCCTATTGCGAAAATAACTATTCATCGCAGTAGGATATCCCATAAAGACTTTCTCTTCTCCATTTTCCAAAGTCCTAATCTTAGCCACTGGAAGACAATTAGCTTCCCCATCAGTCAAAATAATACACTGAACTTTTTGAAGTTCATGTTTTGCTTTGAACTGTGGAATAATCTCATAGAGGCAGGCAATAGTCTCATTCAGAGGAGTTCCAGAAAGACCATATCCCTCAGGACAGCTATAGTTAACCCAATTCTTCATAGAAAAAGCAAGACGCCAGATAGAAATCATTTGCTCATCAAGAGTCTTTTTCTTCAATCCAGATGTAAGGAGATTTAGGAGATTGAAATCACGAATTACAAATTTGTTTGCATCAGAGTACTTGAGTTCTTTGTGCCTAAAGACCTCATAAGGATTGAAATCTTTATAAGAATTAGTGAAGCAATACAAATCAAATGGGATATTGACTTTACTACAGAACCAAATCAGATTGAAGATCTGCTTCATAGTATCAAGCATTTCATTCTGCATAGAACCTGACCAGTCAAGAATAAAAATCAAACCATGATTTTTACCATCAGGAAGAACAGTTACTTTCTTGAAGAGATCCTCATTAAACTTGTAGGTGTGAAGTTTAGAGCAGTCAAGAACACCAGTCTTAGAGACAGAGGCACGAGCATAAGCATCAGCAGATTTCTTACACTCAAATTCTTTTACAAGATAGTTAACTTCACGTTGTGCTGATTTTTTAAATTCTTGATACTTTTTATCAGCATATGAAAAGTCAGCAGCATAAGTTACTTCTTTACCATCATACTGACTGACAGTAGTGAGTGGAACGAGTTGTTGATCCCAAGAACTATTCAATTCTGAATGAACTTTCTCATTACTAACAATGATAGTACTCAAGTCAATTTTTGGCATCTCAAAATATCCACTTTCAGGTGAATCCATTTTGCCATTGAATTCTTGAGTGCGCTCATTGAAGATTTCATCAGTGCTAACTTCTGGTTCTCCAGATTCATTACTTTTTTCTTTCTGTTGATCAGAAGAAACAGTTTCTTCAGATTGCTGACTTTCACTGTCAGTTTCAGAGGATCCTTGTGATTCTGAACTCTGTTGTTTACCACCAGACTGACCAGATTTTTGAGGTTGCATATCAATATCAGAAACCTTTTCCTCAACATTTGGTTTTTTACAATATGCATAAACAATTTCAGCAGCAAGAACTGCATCTGCAAAAGTTTCAGATTCAGAAACCATATTTTTGATGCCTTCCTCCTCATCATTGAAAGGGACATCAATAAAGTTACCAATCTTGAAATAAAGATTGATACGATCAGCAAGATTCATCTTGGAAATATCTTCACCCTCAAGGCAGAAGAAGTCATTTTTGGATAGTTCCTGATAACCCCTGTAGAAACTCTTAGACAGACCAGGATAACGACGCTTCATCAGTTTCTCAATACGAGCATCCTCTGTCACATTTACAAACTGACGAGGAACCCTATCTTCAAAAGACCAATCATTGGGAGTATAAAGTGCATGTCCTACCTCATGCCCAACCAGCATATCAAAAATATCATTAGATGCACGTTTCCACATTGGAAGAGTCAGCACACGAGTTTCCACATTGAACTGTGCTGTCTCTACATTTTTATTTTCTACAACAATATCTTCAGTAGCAAGCAGTTTAGCAAGTTGGGACTTGATTTCGTAGTTGACAGGCATGTGTCTTTTGCTGATGGTATCATCCTAAAACAAAAGGGTCACCTTTTGAGTGACCCATGTGACGCTTTTTAAATTGGCGCAATGCTTCTTTTCTTGCCCTCAGTGCCTGAGGTTTAAGTTTTCTTTTTTGTTCTTTCTTAGAATGATGTTGCCAGTTCGGGATAGAGTTGGCCAATGTCCTGTTGATAGAGTTGTCTGATATTATCTATGAGAGCAGGTGTTTTGTCAAGCTTATTGTGTTCATCTGGATCTTTAATGTACTTCACATTCTGATCCATTGTAATCTCAACACCTACCAGATCACTCATCCATTTAGAAAACTCTCCACCAAAACCATTCTCAAACTTCCAAATATGACTTTTATCTGTAATGAAGTCAACCTGTGGTCTGTACCAATTTACTGACTCTGAGCAAGGGAAGTTACTCAACATACTATAAAAATAATTTTCATCTTCCATCAATTCTTGGATGTCATCACCATATACTCTTTTGAGATATATGGATGCTGAGATGAATCTGTCTATGGGATTTCTAACAATACAAATGTGAGGAATATCTTTTACATTCAAATGTTTTTCATAAAACTCTTTATGGAAATGTGCTACCTCAATTCCCTCTATACTTTTATATTTGCTACTAAGACCCAAGTTATCATCCCACACCCATCCCTGTGATTCTAGATTATGTTCTACAAATCTACCAGCAGTTCTTGGTATGTGGATGAATAGAAATCTCTTTCCTGTTTCTAAATGTCTGTATGTTGCCATCAGTTCATTCTACTAAATCCTTTCACTTTCTCAAACTTGATAAGTTTCTCAAACTTATCTTCCATTCCTGTCTTGTGAGAAATTACAAAGATGTTGGCATCTTTAATCACAAACCTAATAATTTTAAGAAACTCATCAGTTCCAAAACCATCAAGAGAAGAATCAAATACTTCATCCATAATCAGAAGATTTGTATTAACAGAATTCTTCATTCTGGCGATCTCCCTCCAAGTGAAAAGGAGGGAGAGGTCTATTCTCATTTTTTCACCCTCTGAAAAAGAGGAATATGTGAAGTCTTCATGGATGGGTGTTTCAATAGTTTCATTAAACTCTTCATCAAGTTTGAAGTTAATGTAGAAATCCATCATCTGGAGATACTTATTAACTTGCTGATTAATCAAAGGAAGATACTTCTTAATGATTTGAGATTTTACTCCACCATCTTTGAGAAGATTGTAAGTGAAATCGTAGTAAGAGATACTTTCTTTTTTATCAGCAAGCAACTGGTATGTATCTTGAAGACTTTCTCTAAACTGTTCTAGTTTCTCATGCTCAGTATTTCTGTTTTGGATCTGACTGGTAATAGTTTGAATTTCAGATTCAAGTCCTCTGATTTGTCTCTGAAACCCAGATATCTGAGCATTGTTTGTAGATACGTCATTAAGTAGTTTACTGATGTCTCCTGAAATTTGTTTGAAAGTGGACTCTCTCAACTCTTCCTCTTTAATTGCCTCCTGGAGTTGTTTAAATCCCTCTTGCAATTCTTGTGCTTTATCTTGAGAGTCCTTAATTCTATTTACGCGAAAGGTCTCCTCAATATCCTGATCACAGGTAGGGCAAACCCTATTATCAGAGAAAAATTTATGTTCCTTTACAATAGAAGTAATTTTTTGAGAGAGTTTTCCTTTGATATTGCCATACTCACGCAATTTGCTAGTGGCATTTTCAAATTCTTTTAACTTCTCTTGGAGTATTTTGACTTCAGCATTTGCCTTCTCATTACTATTCATCTTTTCATTTTCTTCAGTCAGAAGGGCATTAATCTTATTCTCCTTGTAACTGATATCCTTTTGACTTTTTGTTTCTACTTGCTCAATAAAGTCTTTCTGCATTTCAACTTTGTCTTTGAGTGATTCTTTTTTCAAATCCAAAGTTTTGACTTCATCCTTGATGACTCTAATCTTACTCTTCACAATTTCATTCATAGAAGAGAAGATCTTAATGTCAAGAAGATCTTCAACAACTTCCCTTCTACTGTTGGCAGGAAGTTGCATAAAGGGAACAAATGAACTGCTACCCAAAATAACAATCTGGGTAAATGACTTGTAGTTCATCTTCAAGACATTCTGTTCCAACCACTTTTGCTGATCTACAGCAGAAGCACTTTGATCCAGAGGTTCACCATTCCTATAGATCTTAAAGATGTTTGGTTTGATGCCCCTCTCTACTTTCCAATCTACACCATTGACACTGAATTCAATTTCAACCAAGCAGTTCTTTTCGTTGGTGCTGTTAATGAGTTGTGCCTTATTGATTTTCCTGAATGACTTTCCATACAAAGAAAAAGTAAGAGCATCTAGGATGGTGCTCTTACCTGCTCCATTAGTTCCAACAATCAATGTAGTTTGATTGCTATCAAGTTCAACTTCAGTGAAGTGCTGACCTGTAGAAAGAAAGTTCTTCCATCTAATTTTTTCAAATAAAATCATGTGCTTTATCAGGCGGAATCACAATGTCATTTTTAGTTATTATAGCATACCTATGTCCATGTATCTCACAGGTTTTTATCATCACATCGTCTTCTATCTCCAAGACATGCATTTCTGGATACTCTTTATCTTCCAGATGCATAGCATATCTCATAGCGTCATCTTCTTCTTCAAAGATGTAGAGAACTTGTTCTCCATCCTCATCTTCAACAGAATATGCTCCTTCTCTTTCTTTGCCTGCAACTGTGATGATAAACATTATACCAACTCACACGCCTCCTGATACACTTCTCTGATTACATTTTGAATAAGTGCTTTGTCTAGACTGACTTCTGCTTCTTCAATATATCTATTCAAGATAGAAAGTGTGTCTTCTGTTTGAATATCTTCATCAGAAGTATCATACCAACCACCAAAGTCAAAGTTTTCGACAATCTTCAACTCAGCAACATTGGAAGTATAAAGTTTATCAATAAACTTTTCAAACTGAGTAGCATTAGTTTTGTTCTTTACAACAACCTTAACAATTTTATTTTCATAAGGTCTTGTATCAAATACTTGATAATCATTGTCATCATAGTAGATGACTTTGAAGAGTTGATAAGGATTATCTACTGGAGTGTGTTCTAGAGTTTCTGTGTCAAAGAGTGTGAAACCTCTCTTGTCACCTACATCATTCCAGAACATCTCATATGGATTTCCTAGATAGAAGACTGTTCCGTTATTTGATCTTGTATGGTAATGACCTGAAAAGACCTTGTTGAACTTTTCAAATAGTTTGCTTTCCAGACCATGCTCCATGACGATCTGCTTATTAACTCTGAATCCTCTGAGCTCAAGGTGCCCCATCGCACAGTCGCAAGTTGTCTTTTCAACAAGTTGGAGAGTTTCTTTTTCATTTTCTTCGTTAATCCAAGGTATGAATAGGGTGTTTAAATTATCTAACTGAACTTCTGTAGCAGAAGAGTATACTTTGACATTATCATACTCTTTAAGAAGAAGATCAACAGCATTGATATCATTTGTGTTCTTATAGTATGCATCATGGTTACCAACCATCAAATGCATAGTGATACCCCTCTCCTTGAGAGGATCAAATACAACTCTCTTTGCCCACTTAAGGGACTTAAACTCAATGCCCTTTCTACTATCAAAAGCATCACCCATATGAACTACAGTGGTAATACCTTCTTTGTCTAGAGTTGGGAAGAAGACATCTTTGTAGAACTGCTCAAAGTAATCATGAAATAGTTTGGAACCCTTACGTGCTCCATAATGGGTATCAGAGATGATAGCAATCTTCATTGGTATCTTAATTTAGAATGAACAGCATCTTTGATGCTATTGTAATCAGAGTAGTTGCCACTGTCAAGGTCATTGGCATCAAAAACTTCATCAAAGTCAGTCCTTTCAAGAATCTTGTTTTTGATTTCAAGTTGTTTTTTCTCTTGAGAAATTCTTCTCAGGAAGGCATAGTAGATAATTTGAGTAAAGTAAGCAAATGGGTTCTTGGACTTCTCTGGATTAAAGTTGTGAATGTATCTTACACAGTTCTCAATGCCATCACAAATCATATCATCTTTGAACATATAGTTTACAAAGTTTGGTTTGTATGATAAGTGATTAGCAATCTTTAAGAAGCACTCACCAACATATCTGGGAATCTGTGGTTTTGTTTTTCCTTGCTCTTTGGCTCTTTCAACATCAATGGCATACTGTTCCAAAGCAGCAAGAAAATCTTTGTTATTAACATAGTGTTCTGACTTTTTTGGTCTTGGCATGACTGAATATGTTTTTGAGAAACCCATAATAATGCTTTATCTATAATGATATTATATCAGATAAAGAAAGAGTTGACAACCTAGTGAATTAGCAGTAGACTAGGTTTGTCCAGGATGAAAGATAAGTTCTAGCTCGATTTATAAAGCTTCTCTAGAACTTCCTTAGCATCATTTACAGATGAAAGATATCCCATCTTTCTATCTAGTTTAGAGTAATTAGTCTTGTTTGATTTACGAACATAATCTTGATAGTAAAGAATCATCTCTATATCTTCTGATTCAGACATAGTAAGAACATCTTCAAGGTTAACAACAAACATATCATCCTTAGTTGTCTTCAACCAAGGTTCAAACTTATAACCTGTTACTTGACCTCTGATGATTAACTCTTCAACCACAATGGGGTTAGAGATTAGAAGCATTGTTCTATCTTCTTCCTCTGATGCTGCTACTTTGGCAAATACTTCATCACCACATTTAAACTTGATAGTGCAATAGAAATCGTCTTCTATCATACACCTTCTCCTTTTCTATTCTTTTATGTTGATTGATATAATGTCATAGTTAAATTGCTCTGAGACATATATTTTCACTCTTTCAATAAAGTGATTCAATGTATAGTTTTTTCTAGATCCAATAGTTAGATCATCAGCAATATCATATAACTTTGCTTTCACTTTGGTTTTGCCTTTTCTGAGGACTCTACCAATACTCTGTAAGTTACGAATACGAGATTTGGATGGAGAGGCAAATATTACATTGTGAAGGTTCTTAATGTTGATGCCTGTACTGAATGTACCATAAGAAGCAACAATAATCGCATCTTCTTCTGATTCTGTGATAGCTCTTACTTGTTCTCTATCTTCAGCATCTACACCACCATGAATAAAGAAGACTTTTCTGCCTTCCTTAACTTTTTTATTTAGCATTTCAAAAAGCACAGCACCGTGTGCTTCAACTCTACTGAACAAGATAAGAGTGTTTCCATTTAAGTCATCAGCAAGATTGACAATAAATTTATTTCTTTTTTCATTTCCAATCAAAAACTGAATCTCATCTTCATAAGTATCAAACTTTTGTGGTTTGTATTTAAGAATCAAACATTGAATATCAAGAGTAGCTAGGTGACCTTCATCAATAAGTTTTTTGGTTTGAGTGACTTTATATGATGGACCAAAGAGACCCTCTAACACCCATTTATGGGTCTGTGTGCCATCTAAAGTGCCTGTGAACCCATATCTATACTTGGCATGGTGTAACTTGTCCATAATACCAATAAGAGACTTACTTTTAAAAAGGTGAGCCTCATCACCAATCACTACATCATATTCCTCAAAAAATGATCTTTCTAATTGATAGACAGACTGCCACGTAGTGATAGTAACATCACTGGTATTGACTCTCTCCCTACCAGCATAGATCCTGTGGCAGTGATTTTCAGCTTCCCACCCATAGTCCTGGAAGTCCTTAAACATCTGCTCTACAAGGGACGTAGTAGGCACTATAAGGAGGATCTTCTTGCCAGCATTTACAAAGTATCTGACAATGGTGTAAATCATAAATGACTTACCAGATGCTGTTGGTGAGATTAAAAGTTTTCTATTATATCTTAAAGCATCATAGACTGCTTCAATCTGATAATCTCTTGGTTGAAGATGAGTAATAGATGCCATAAAGTCTTTGACACCTTCCTCTGAAATCATCTCATTGACTTCAAAGGGAAGACCATAGAACTTGTTATTTTCAAACTTATATGAATATCCTGCTGACTCACAGAACGCAACAATCTTATCCAGAAGACCAACATAGATCCTCTTTGTTTTCATATTAAAGAGGTGAACATATCCATCCCAGTACTTGCTTCTGTACTGTGGCATGAACTTAGCTGAAGGAACTTCGAATGTAAATCTGTCCCTCAATTCATATTCAACATGAGGTTCAGTATCTATTTTTAAGTATACCTCATTTACCTTTTGAATAACAAGGTCTGCCATCAAAACATATCATCACTAGAAGATATTTATTATCCCAGTCCAGATGAAAATCTCATAAATTCGATGGCATTTTTAATTTGATATGTTCTATTGGATATTTGCTTCAGTATTTCTTCAAGATAATTTAACATAGTATCATAGTAATCAATCTTCAATGATGCTGTTGAGAGTTTTTGATCTGCATCAAGATACTTCTGCATAGTATCCTTGTCTCTGATCTTTTTAGGAAAAGGGTCCTTTATGTAAACATCAGGATCTGCTTTCCCTGAAAAGTATTCATATCTTTCGTGTCTGATGTTTTTTCTTTGCTGTTCTGCCTTTTTTCTCAGTAGAAAGATATTATTATACAGTTCATAATATTTTGAGTGAAGAACAGGAATATTCAAAGATTCTGTATGTAAATTATCAGGGTCAATCTTTGAATCATCCTGCCACATTTTTTGGATTGTCTCCAAATCAACCATTAGCAGCAACCAATATCACGAATATGGTATATAGTATACTTGAATGACACCTCTGCTGTAAAGTAATCCATATCTGCCACAGTGGCATCAAACTGAAGTGTACTCAAAGAATATGGAAACAAGTCTTCAAAGACAACTTTGAAGTTAGGATTGCTCTGAGCATCCAGTACAGTCAAAGTTCCATCTGAATAGATATTCATTCCAGTTTGTAAATCTGGATTAGAAACTCCAACTGTCTGCTTTTGTAAATCATAGATTTGATCCAAAGATTCAGGAAAACCAAGTCCTCTAATCCAGTTTTGAATCTCCATATAGTTTTCAAGATTTTGATCAACTAAGAATCTCAAAGTCAAATCTTCAAAATCAATGATTTCTCCTGGTTGAGGAATATCCTTTAAACCTGCTGTGGGTTGATTTGTTGTCCTCAATTCCATAGCAGGAATATTCACAGCATTGCCAAAGAAAGCAACACTTGGTGCTCTAGTGATATTAAATCTAAAACCTTGTGGTTGTAAGAAATTTCTATCAGCAATTTGATTTCTAGTCAGAACACCAGCAGTGGTTCTAGTTGGTTGCCTAGTTCTAACTTGTGCTGCTGTTGCTGTAGGTCTTATTTGTGGATTGCCAGCCATATCCTTTTTGACTATTTATTAAAAGACATAAAAAAAGGAGGTCCTTGTGGACCCCCCAGTATAGCACAGATGTGCAGTGAATCACATAAGATTCTTGACTGCAACTCTTCTGTAGTAACGGTTCTGGTTGACTGTAAGAGCACCCAGTCCCTGTCTTGTTCCTTCTGCGAATGGGTTAGCAACAATACCATATCTGGTCTTGAAGCCAATCTTGGGCTGGAAGGAGTTCTCACCAACGGCACGAACCATTTGGAGAGGAACATAAGGACAATAGAACAGACCTGCGTCATAAGGTGAAGAACCCTTATAACCAACAACATAGTACTGGTTGCCACCATTGGTAGCAGCATTAGCAGCACTCAGGTTTGCAGCATATGGGTCAATGTAAACTCTGAACTTACCATTGATGGTTCCAGCAAAGGTGTTGCCAGTGTCATCAACATTCAGGTTTGCATTCAGTGCAGGGGTGTAGTCCAGGATGCCTGCCATGGTCAGTGCAGAAGCAACATCAGCAGAACAAAGGATGATGTTACCCTTTCCTCTACGAGTTCTCTGTGCAATAGCATTTGCATCTCTTTCGATCTGGAACAGAAGTCCTTTGAACTTCTCAACAGACCATCTACCATTGGAGTCAACATCCAGGTCGAATGTACCAGCGGTAGCAGTGTTTGAAACAGCACCTTGCTCAGCAACCTTATAGATGGTTCTGATGACTTCTCTGTTGATCTCTGCGAGGATCTCAGTAGAGAGGATGTTAGCAAGTTCTGCTTCAGCATTCAGACCATGAATTGCCTTCAGGTCTTGTGCCAGTTCCAAGGAGTACTCAGCCTTGAGTGCTCTTGACTTAGCAGTAACAGTGACTTTCTCAATCGAGAATGCCATCTGGTTGAATGCATTATTACCTGTGTTCAGGTTTTCTGCATCACCAGTCTGCATACCTTGACCAACGTCGTATGCAGTAGAGGAAGCGGATCCAACAGGGTTCAGAACTGAAGGGTTGGTGCCTGACTGGGCAGTAGTACCCATACCAGCAGCAACATCAGAGAAGCCACCTGTGAGATCGAATCCTGCATCCTGACCAGAGAATGCTGAATCAACTTCATTGTAGAAGGTCTCAGCGCCACTCTGATTGGTGTAGCGGGAACGCATTGCGAAGATCAGTCCAGTAGGACCAGACATTGGCTGAACACCTGCCAGGTCATAAGCGACCAGGTTAGGCATTGAGCGTCTGATCAGGGAGATCAGGACTGGATCAAAACCAGCAACAGGACCTGCTGCGGTTGCACTACCAGAGAAACCAGCAGGATTAGATCCAGCTGAGTTGGTAGGTGCTTCCATCAGGTTGATGCCTGAATTGAATGCTGATTCCTCTTTCAGGAATCTTTCTTGGTTTTCCAGCAGGACTGCAGTAACAGCTCTTCTGTGTGAATCCTTGATTGAATCAAGACCTTCATAGTCAAGAAGAGGTGCCCACTTTTCCTGCAATTGTTCTGATTGGAACATTTGCGTTTACCTATATGTTAGTGTGGTTTTGTTTGAATTGTATAAAATTCAATTTTGCTTGAAAGCACCCAGTGCTCTCATGTATGACTCCATTCCTGATGCAACAGGAGCGGTTGTGCTGTCTACACCCTCAGAGAGGGTTTGAGTAGCAGAGGTAGATGCTTTAGCGGCAGGAGTTCTGGAGAAGTATGACTCCTTCAGAGTTTCCAGCTTTTCACGATATTCTTCTTCACTTTCAAACTCAACACTTTCGGCAAGTGAAGCGAGCTTCTCTTTCTGGGTCTGTGCAAGACCTTCAGAGACTTGATCAAGAACTGAAACTGCAGTTGACTCAGCGAGTCTCTTGTTCAGATTGATGTTCTTGTCAATTTGCTCATTGAGCTTGGTCTCCATTTCATCAAGTTTTTCTACCATGCTTTCGAGTACATCATATTTCTCTTCAGGGATTGTTACATAATGTTCTTCAAAAAGACCCTTCATTCCAGCAAGGAATGATTCAGTCATTTCAGTCTTAAGACCTGCTTCAACAGCAAGTTCATTCTCGGTCATCCACTCTTCGCAGACATACTCAAGATAAGAATCGACTCTTTCAGTCAATGTCTCCTTAAGACCTTCTTTTTCTTCTTCCAGTCTTTGCTCAAATTGAGCTTCCAGGGTTTCCTGGATTTCTTTGATCTTGGAGTTCAGAGCAGCCTCAAAGATAACCTTTGCCTTTTCTCTGAACTCCTCTGAGAGTTCCTCACCACCGAGCAGTGCATTGACATCTTCTTCAATGTCAACACCATCTTCAACTTCTTCTGCTTCAGCAACAGTCTCTTCTACCTGCTCCTCTTCCAGGATCTCCTCATCAACTTCTACTTCTTCAGCAGTTGCTTTTGACTTTTCCATTGGCATTGCAGGCTTGGCACCCTTGTTGACTACATCGCTTACAGTTTTGATCTTAGGCTCTCTAAGCTTTGCAGAATCATTATCTGGCTTGTAGTTTTCAGGGGTAGGTCCACCCAGATCTTCATAAGATCCAGTTTGACCAGGTGTGATGTTGCTAATTTGCTGTTGTGCTTCTGCGGGTTTAGCGTTCGAGTTCACAGCAGTTTTAGATTGCTCCATTTCTTGTAAATCTCCACGAGACATTTGGACTCTCCGATTAACCTATGTATAATCTATATTTATTTATAAATTTGATATTTCTGTTACAATCAGAGATTGTTCAGAAAATCATTGAACAACTTGACTTTTTGTTCATCAAGTTGTTTTTGTGTTACTAAAGTGTTGATAGTTTTGTATGTTTTACGAGCAGCAGCCTCTCTGAGAATGCCACCATCCCATACCCAATCCTTTCCTTCCATGATGCCTTCAACAAAAGCATCAGGAGCAGAAGGATCAGCAACAATATCAGCAGCAGTAGAAAGCATGAAGTCATCACCAACGATGTTCACACCTTCTCTTGTTTGCTTAAGTGATCCAATTCCTCTAGAAGAAACGCCCAACTTAACTCCTTCATTAATCAGTGACTCAGCAATTTTGCCCATTGGGGTGGACAGAATTTTTGCTTTACCAATGAAGTTGTTTCCACTCTCTTTGAGTGAAACAATCTTGTGGCTTACACGATCCAGATTAACTGTTGGTCCATCAGGATGTCCCAGTTCTCCCAGCGCTCTGCCAGAATTAACATGG